AATGTCCTACGTACTTGTACCATACGGCACGTCACATACGTTGCACGGCCTCCAATTAAAGGACCGGACAACGGGTCAGTTTAAAGTTTCGCCGACGCTCGCGACCGGCGATTTTAAGATTGAGAAAGACGGAGGTACGGCGGCGAATCTCGCGACGCTCCCGACGATCGTTCCCGCCGGCGGAAGTTCGCTGGATGTGTCGTTTAGCGCGGCAGAATTGCAAGCCAAGCAAGTAACACTGCGGGGCGTTGATGCGGCGGGCGCTGAATGGGATGATGTGGTGGTGCGGTTACTCACGTTCGGCGATCCCAGCGCGTTTTTTGAGTTCGATTTCGATTCCGCGACCGTGGCGCTTTCTGCGGCGTCTCAAGGTGCGGTGACAGGCGGGGTATGGGATGAACTTGTTGATAACCACCAATTATCCGAGACGTTTGGGAAGTTAGGGAAAGACACAGGGACTGCGGTTACAGATATCCAAGCGAAGGTCCTAGAGCTTCGCGGGATGCTTGAGGATCTATCGAATGTGATCAGCGGCGCCGGCGGGGCGGTGACGCCGGCGGAAGTGATCGCGCAAACACGGGTGGCGAATCACGCCTTGCAAAAACTTGGCGCGAATCTCATCACCTCGATGGATGAGGATACACGAGAAGCGCGGACGGTGAAGGCGTGTTATTCGATTCTTCGCGATCGTGAGCTACGCGCGCATTCGTGGAACTTCTCGGTAAAGCGGGCGGTGTTGGCTCCGTCGGCGACCATTCCGGTGTTCGGATTTGCAAAAGCATTCCCATTACCCGCTGATTGCCTCCGGGTGCTCCCACCGGCGCGGGATGTAGACTGGTCGGTAGAAAATATCGACGGCGTTTCGCACATTCTCACGAATGAAGGCGCAGTGCTGAATCTTCGGTACGTGGCACGGATCACGGATGAAGCGGCGTTCGATGAGTTATTCGTGGACATGTTGGCGTGTAAAATCGCCTGGCATTGTTGTGAAACGATTACACAATCGAACCAGAAAAAAGCCGATGTGATGAACGAGTACAAGGACGCACGGGCCGAAGCCCGGCGAATTAATGCCTTTGAACAAGCCTCCCCGCAAGAACCTGAGCCCCCGTGGCTTACCGCCCGGCGCGCGGGAAATAGCGGCCAGAACTGGTTACGTTTCGGGAGCGAAGGATAATGCCGAAGGTTTCGCCTATTCAAAGCTCGTTCTCTACCGGTGAAGTCTCGCCGCTGTTGTATGGGCAGGTTGAATTCGACAACTACAAGTCCGGGCTGAAGGTCTGCCTTAATCTCATCCCTCTCATCCAAGGGCCGGTCACCAGGCGCCCAGGGACGTACTTTTGTGACGAAGTGAAAGATTCGTCACGGCGCGTTCGGCTTTTACGGTTCAAATATTCGACGCAACAAGCGTACATGGTGGAGTTCGGGCACCAGTACATCCGATTTAAGCGCGGAAACCTTCCGGTGACACTCGCCGCGCAGTCGATCACTGCGGCGACGAACGCCAATCCGTGCGTTGTGACGTATTCAGGGGCCGATACGTTTGTGAACGGGGATCACGTGGATATATCCGGCGTGGTCGGGATGAGTGAATTAAACAACCGTCGGTACCGGATTACGAACTTGAACGCCGGGGCGAACACGTTTGAGTTACAAACGCTGTATAGCGCGAATGTCAGTAGTGTCGGGTTCGGGGCGTACATATCCGGGGGTAGTATCTCAAAAGTCTACGAGATCACATCCCCGTACGATGAAAGCCAGTTGTTCGAGATTAAATCCGTGCAATCTGCGGATGTGTTGTTTTTGACACACACCGCGCACACCCCTCGAAAGCTCGCGCGCACGGCTAATACCTCGTGGTCACTCACGTCAATGAACAACGCGGCGTTGCGGGACGGCCCATATATGCTGACGAACACGACGGACACGACGTTGACGCCGAGCGCGTTTACGGGTACCGGAGTGACGGTTACGGCGTCGTCCACAACGGGGATTAACAACAACACAGGCTTTCAAACGACTGACGTAGGGCGGTTGATCCGAGTAAAAGAAGGCACCACATGGGGGTATGCGATTATCGCTACGTGGGTATCGTCAACGGTTGTGACAGTGGATATTACCGGGACGTTTACAAATACGAATGCGAAGAAGTTTTGGCGCCTAGGCTTGTACTCGATTACAACTGGGTATCCTGCGGCGGTGGCGTTTTATGAGAACCGGTTAGTCTTCGCGGGAAGCACATCCGAGCCGTCGCGGATTGATATGTCACGCACGGGAGATTACGAAAACTTTGCGCCAACGGACCCGGACGGCGTGGTGGCGGATGACCACGCGATTTCGTACACACTCAACAGTGATGAAGTACAAATTATTCGGTGGCTCAAAGGCGACGAAAAAGCGCTAATTATTGGCACGATCGACGGCGAATGGGCGATGAGGCCGAGTACCGCATCTGAGGCGTTGACGCCGACGAATGTGTCAGCCAAGCCCTCAACTGCGCGAGGAAGTGCCGACATTCAAGCGATCAGGGCCGGGGATGCTGTGCTCTTTGTGCAAACCGCTAAACGCCAATTGAGAGAGTTGGCGTATGTGTTTGAGGCCGATAAGTTTAGGACGCCGGACGTGACGGTGCTCTCGGAGCACATCACGAAAGGCACTACGCCTGCGTTATCGGGGATTAACGACCTCGATTATCAAAAGCAGCCGAACTCCATGGTGTGGATGACGCGTGAAGATGGCGCGCTGTTGTCTCTCACTTACGAGCGCGATCAAAAGGTACTCGCATGGGCGCGGCACGAAATAGGGGGTTTCTCGGATCCTGGGCTGACGACTCCTGCGGCGGTTGAATCCGTGGCCTGTATGCCAAGCGCAGATGGGACACGAGACGAAGTATGGGTGGCGGTGAAACGTATTATCGGCGGGCGGGAGGTACGGTATATCGAATACCTCACGAAGACATGGGAAAAAGGCGACTTGCAAGCCGACGCGGTATATGGGGATTGTGCGCTGACCTATGACGGGCCGGCGGTGTCGACGATTACCGGATTGTGGCATGTCGTTGGGGAAACCGTGAACGTGCTGGTCGACGGGGCGGCGCATCCGGAGCGCGTCGTCAGTTCCACCGGGACGATCACGCTCACGGCGCCGGCCTCGAAAGTCCAGGTGGGGTATTCTTACAATAGCGACGGGCAGATGCTTCGACAAGACGTGGGCGCGGCGGATGGGACTGCACAGGGAAAATTACAGCGTACGCATCGTGTAATCCTTCGTGTTCATGATACACTCGGCCTCAAGACCGGTTCCGGGTTTCATCTCACCGGCCCAGGTAAATTGACGGAAACGACGTTTTACCGAGGGACGACACCGGCGAATTCGATGGTACCGTTGTTTTCGGGGGATGTCGAAATCACATGGGAAGGGACGTACACCACCGCGAACTATGTGACCTGGCGATTCAACGGGATGTTTCCAGGGACCGTCTTAGCGGTGATGCCTCAATTGCACACGCAGGACCGGTGATTTCGTTTGGTCCGTTTAAGCCGGCGCATCTGTACAATTTAAACGTCCAAGAAGCGCAGCGATGGACAATGGCCTACATCGATCCGTTCATGGCGCAGGCGTTAGAGGGGATGTGGTCGAATACGGTGTTTAAAAACGGGCATCCAATTTGTTGCGGCGGGGTGGTGGCGCAGCGTCCGGATTACGGAATTGTGTGGTCGTTTGTGGGCGCAGATGTGACGGCCTCAGATTTTCTCTCCCTTCACCGACTCGTGAAAACGTTCATTCGGTGCTTACCGTTTCGGCGTGTAGAAATGCATGTTGACTGTGAATTTACGAATGGGCACCGATGGGCGCGGGCGTTAGGATTCAGCATGGAGGCGGCGCGGATGCGGGGGTTTTTGCTCAATGGCGGGGATGCGTCGCTGTACGCACGGATAAAGGGGTAGCCGGTGGCCGATCCAATTACAATTTTCTCAGGCGTCTCAATGTTAGGCGGGGTGATCGGCGCCATGGGCGCGCAAGCGCAAGGGCAAAGCGCTGCCGCGGCTCAACAGTTTAATGCGGATTTAGCCGGGCGCAATGCGATGTTGGCGAGGGAATCAGCGGCGACGGACGCAGCGATTCAAGAACGCCAGAGCCGAATGCAATTGGGATCGATCCGCGCGGCCTACGGCGCGTCAGGTGTGACGATGGCCGGGAGCCCGTTGGATGTGCTCGAGATGAGTGTAGCCAATGCGGAACGGGATCGGCAACAGATCTTGTATCGAGGCGAACTGAAGGCATTGGGGTATGAGGATACTCGGACGTTGAGCTTGTTTGGGGCTGAATCGGCGAAGAAACAAGCGGAATTTACCTCATACAGCAGCCTCTTGACAGGCGTGACGGGCGCAGCAAAGCTCTTCACCTCCGGGCATACGGCCTCATCCGCCGGCGCACCGGTCGCGATTTCATAGGATACATCATGCCTCAAATCAAAGAGTATCAACAGCAAGTGGGTGGGGCCTCGGAACTTCCGTTGGCTCAAGTGACACGTCAGGCATTCGCTTCTGATTTTAGCGGCGCGGCGAACGGTGCGGTGATCGCGGGTGAATCGGTACAGCGCGCGGCGGCGGATGCTGTGTCGATCCAACGCATGATCGAAGATCAAAAAGCCCGCAAGGAAGTCACGGACGCCGCGGTACAACTGGCGCGTTTTAACTCGTCCGCTGCGCACGAATTGAAAAACGCTGAAAATACCGGGGAACTTGATAGTGAGTCCTACACCGAAGAGTACATGGCGAGGATCAACACGAATCTTGATCTTGTAGGTTCGCGATTTGAAACCACCGCCGGCCGGCAAGCGTGGGAACGTGGGGCCGCTGAAATGAGCGGGCACTACTTGATTGCGGCAGGAAACGCACAAAGCCGCGCGGCGGGTATCAAAGCTGTCTCGCAATATCACGATTTTGTGGACGCGACTCGTAACGCGGTGCTGAACGATCCGTTTCAATTCTCTCGCCTAGAGCAAGGCGCGGCAAACGTCATTAACGACCCGAACGGGGTGTTCGCCCACATCCCGGCTGACAAGCGCGATGAACTCGCGCGCACGACAAAAACAGAACTCGCCAAATCCGCGGTACAAGGCGTGATTCGGTTAGATCCTCGTATCGCGTTGAATCAACTCACGGGCGATCAATGGGACCCATACCTCGACGCGGATGCGAAACACGCGCTCCAAAACGAAGCGCGGGTGGGGATTGCGGGTTTAGACGCTGAAGCGCGGCGACAAGAAGTGGAAGCGGAACGGCAACGGAAGCGAGAGATTGAGCAGACGAATCAGCAAATGGTCGATTTGTATACGTCGAAAAGTTTGACGACGAGACAAATCCTAGACTCCAATTTAAACGCCACGGGAGAAGGATCGAAAGAACACTGGATTAAGATGATCGAGGCGCAGAATAAAGAGCATCGCGAAGCGCCGATTAAGAAAGATCCACGCCTGTTCGTTCAGACCTTGGAAGGTATTCGCAAAGGTACGATTACGTCAGAAACGCAAATTGAAAACTTGTTCGCGCAGAGTGCCGATCGAGGGACGGGTGTGACGTGGGAAGATACCAAACAACTACGCCAAGAGTTGATGGATCTTCGGACACCAGAAGGCGAACGGTTGTCGAAGCAATTGGACTCGTTTATGGCGAGCCGGAAGCCGTCGATTGATAAGTCAAACCCGTTGATGGGGAAGATCGATCGCACCGGCTCGGCCAAGTTTTATGACTTTGAGCAAATGGTACGCTCGAAGATCGATGAGTACAAGAAAGCCGGGAAAGATCCGCGCGTGTTATTGAATCCGAATAGTCCGGAGTTCTTAGGCGTGCCGTCGATCGTCAATCAATTTAGGCCTACGATACAAGAGACGGCTCAAGCAATGAGCGAGGATTTAAGCCGAGGAATGAAGCCGCCAGAGGCTAAAGCACCGAGCAAAACGCCGGGGATCTTTGAGTGGTTTAAACGGAGTGAGCCGGAAAAGAAGCCACAGGCGCAACCGCAATCATCACCAGTCCCAAAAGACAGCACAGAGCAAATGCGGAGCGCTGTGAGTGACTTAGAAAAGGCTGTTCGCACGATGCCAGGGACGGCGCCCGCGCCAGTAGAACCGCGTAAAGCGGGGGAAACCGCCGCCCAGTTTTTAGACCGCTGGAATAAGGCACGCGCTCATGAATGAGACCCTACAAAAACAAAAAGCCTTGATCGGCGCCGGGTACAGTGACGAGGAAATTTCGCAATGGCAAGCTGAACAACGGCAGGCGTTGAGCGACGCTGGATTTAATCAGGCTGAGATTGATACTGAGTTTGGCAATCCGCCCCTTGATCCAGCCCCGGTAGCGAAAGCGTTTGATGAAAGTCTGAAGAAAGCGACGGCACCTGAGACGCCAGACGGTCAACCGCGGCCAGTGAAGGATTTTAAAGACGCCTTCATGGCGGGGTTGACTGGTTCAGTGAGTGGCCTTCTTGTCGAAGGCAAAAAGCCAGATACCGTGCTCGCAGAAGATGCACCGATGATTTCCCGATTCGCGGCGAATATAGGGGCGCTTGCGGGCGATGCGCCGTTTTATGGGGTCGGTGCGCTCGTCGGCGGAAGCGGGGGGCCAGTTACAGCCATGGCCGGAGCGATGGGCCTGACAGAAGGTATCCGCGCCGTCATAATGGATAAGTACGAAAAAGGCGAGGCGTCCACCTTTAGCGAGATTATGGAGCGATCGGCGGACGCGCTGATTAAAACAGGCAAAGGCTATGTTGTGGGAGCGGTGACAGGTCTAGCGGGCAAAGCCGCTGGGTTCCTCCCGATTGCATCTCCAACCGCCAAAGCCGCGGCCACGGTGGCGTCCGAAGTGACCGCAATGGTGACAGCGAGCAAGGCACTTGAGGGCGAGGTACCGACCGCGAACGACTTCATTGACGCAGCGGTTGTGGTAGGAGGCGTCAAAGGTGCGGTAAAAGCGGCAGGAAAGGTACGAGAGATTTACGCCAAGACCGGCGTGAAGCCCGATGATCTAGTGGCGGACATGGAGAAAGATGTCACCATCGGGCAAGATATGCTGTCTGAGAACGTGGCGATTCCGCGCGCGTACGGGGAAGTGACTGCTACGTTTGAGTCTCCGGAGCGCGGGGTTGTACCGGGTGAGGAAGTAAAGCCGTCAAAAACGGTCGATGAACAAATAAAAAATATCGCAGACGAACTAAATCAACCTGTTCCTGAGCCCAAGCCGCTCGCATTAGAGGACGCACAGCAGAAGATCCTGTCGAAAATCTCCATCGGTGAACACACGGATAAAGAGCCGATGACATGGCAAAAGTTGTACACGAACATGGTGGATAACCTCAACCCGTTCCGTGAGGCGGTAAAGAAAGCGACTGAGAACAAGAAAGAACTTCCGACAGTAGACGACCCGTATCAATTGGCACGACTGACGCGAGGGGTGTTTGGGAAGGCCACGCAGTTCTTAGAGCACAGCACGTACGATTTTAAAACCTACGAAAACAACGGTGCGAGCCTTAAAGCTATTTTACAAAAAGGCGCGGGCCGGGATTTGCCGGAAATTACGAATCCTGAGAAGGTGGATCTCAACGGCTTCCGCGCCTATATCGCATCACGCCGAACGGTGGAACTCGCTGCACGCGGGATTGAACCGGGTTTCGATGTTGAGGCGGCGAAGGTGGTGTTGAAGGACGGCAAGCGGTATGAAGCCGTGGCACGTGAACTCACGAACTACCAGAACCGATTGACGAAGTATTTGAAAGACGCCGGTGTGATCTCAGAAGAAGCGCACAAGGCGATGATGGACGCTAACAAAGAGTATGTGCCGTTCTTTCGCGTGATGGACGATGAGTCAGGAGGGTTCGGGTTTAACAAGGGCGGGGGCGGTTCGCCGATTAAAAAGATCAAGGGATCAGAGCGCCACACCATCGACCCGATCGAGTCCGTCATTAAGAACACCTACATGTACGTGTCGATGGCCGAACACAATGCGGTAGGTCTGAAGTTCATTGAGATGGCGAACAAGTCCGGAGCGCCAGAGACGTTTTACAAAAAGGTGCCACAGAAAGTTCAAGCCACTCAGTTAACTTCTGAAGAAATATCCAAGATCGTGGGACACGACGTACCTGAATCCGTCGCGACAATTTTCCGCGCGATGAGAGAACCGTTGCGAGATAACGAAATCGCGGTGTTTGAGAACGGGAAGCGCAACGTGTACGAAGTGGATAAGGATCTTGCAGAGGCGTTCAAAGCGGCGGATGGAGAAACCGCCGGGTTGTTGATGAAAGTGTTTACGCTCCCTGCCAGAACGCTTCGGGCGGGTGCGGTGCTGTCACCAGATTTCATCCTCCGGAACATCACCCGCGATCAACAGATGGCGTTCTTGCTCTCAAAAGCGGGCTACATCCCGATGCTGGATTTCATGAAAGGCTTAACTTCACTTGCCAAAAAAGATACGGACTTCCAGAACTTCTTAAAATCGGGCGGGGCGAATGCCACGATCGTGGCGATGGATCGGCAGTATCTTCAAGACCACATGAAATCGTTGCTCGCGAATAAAACCGTGATGGAGAAATCGTGGAACGTGGTTAAGAGCCCCCTGCACATCCTTCAAATCCTGACCGAACTCGCGGAGAATTCAACGCGTCTCGGGGAGTTTAAACGGGTGTCCGGGGGCCTCACTGAGAAAGCAGCGATTCAAGAAGGCGGATTTGCGGCGAGAGAACTCACTGACTTTGCGCGCCACGGGGCCAAGACTCGCGCACTCAGTATGCTCTCCGCATTTTGGAACGCGAGTTTACAAGGTGAGGACAGGATGTATCGCGGCCTCGCCGAAAAACCATTTGAAACCGCGGCGAAAGCGTTCGCTGCGATCACGCTCCCGTCTATCCTCTTGTGGCTGAACAACAAAGACGACCCCCGATGGAAAGATATTCCACGTTGGCAAAAAGATACCATGTGGATCGTGATGACGAAGGACCACATTTACAGGATTCCGAAAGCGCACTCAGCCGGTATCTTATTTGGGAGCATTCCGGAACGAATGCTAGAAGCGTGGTCTGAGGAAAACCCCAAGGCCTTTAAGGACTTGGAAGCGTCGATTCTTTCAAACTTTATCCCGGTGCCGATGCCGACCACCCCCGCGCCTGTTGTAGAACAGTTCGCGAATCGATCGACGTTCACCGATCAACCGCTGATCCCGTCCGATATGGAAGGGCTACTCCCTGAATACCAATATACGCAGTACACTACGGAACTGGCGAAACAACTCGGCGCCACGATGGCAGCGTTCCCTGGGATGCGTGAACGATCGTTAGAACGAGGGCCCATTGCGGGTGTGGCGCGTGCATTAACCTCCCCTATCTTAATTGAGAACTATGTACGAGGATGGACTGGTGGCCTCGGGATGTACGTGTTGCAAACGGCAGACAAAGCACTTCGGGAAGCTGGCGTGCTGCCCGATCCTATTAAACCGCTGTCTACTTTAGACGATATCCCGATTGTAAAAGCCTTTACGATTCGATATCCGACGACTACCGCGCAGTCGATTCAAGACTTTAACGATCAGTATTTCAAAGAAAAGCGGTATTACGATTCGTGGATTCGGAAACTTGAGGAAGGGGATGTAGACACCGCCGCACAGATCCGTGAAATGGCGCCTGAAGCGTGGAATGAAGCTGAAGGGATACGCCAAGTCATCACCGATCTCAGCCAATACGTGCGCTTGGTGTACAAGAATCCGCAATTCAGCGCTGAAGATAAACAGGAGCTGATCGATACCGCGTATTTTAGGATGATCGAACTAAGTAAAGCAGGGTCGAAAATGATGCAGGACGTTCATGACGCGATGGAAAGGCTCGATGTGAAATGACCATTTCCAACACACTCAATCGCACCACGCTCTTAGGCAACGGGATTAGCACCGGCGTCCCCATCACTTTCCCGTTTCATAGCGCCGACGATCTCGTAGTGATAGAAACAATCCTCGCCACAGGCGCACAAACTATTAAAGTGATGACGACGCATTACACGGTATCTGGAACGGCGGACGCCCTTGGACACTACCCAACCGGCGGAACGGTGACGATGCTCACTGCACCTGCGTCGACGGTCAGTATCACCGTGTACCGAGATGTGGCTGCGCTTCAACAAGTAGTGCTAGTGGAGAACGAAAAGATCCCGGTAAAGGCGTCAGTCGAAGCGCCCTTAGACCGCCTCACGATGATCGCGCAACGGCTCATCGATCGTGTCGACAGAACCATGACACAGCCTGAAGGCGATGCCGCGGCAATTGGGCGTTTGCCGGCGAAGGTCGTACGTGCGTCTCGATACATGGGGTTCGACGGCGACGGCAATCCGACCATGATGCAGACCCCTACAGGGATGGTTACGTCGATTGCACAGCTCACTGAATCAACCTTTGCTGGGCTTCCAGCGCCGGGCGCCGCTGGCACGTTGCGAAAAGTAACCGACAACGTACGGGGCGTATGGATGGATACAGGAATCCGATGGTCGGCGGTAAACGGAGGCGTGGCGAATGTACAAGACTTCGGCGCCAAAGGGGATGGACTCACCGATGATACCGCCGCGATTCAAGCCGCGATAGATGCGTCCGTTGGCCACAGCGTTGTGATCCCGACGGGGACGTACAAATGCGGCAGGCTCACGATTTCGCACTCGGTAGAGTTGCTAGGGGCTGGAAAAGCGATCTTGAGCTGGAACGCTGCCAATGCCGCGATAGTGGTTGATACCGATATTACGTGGTTACGCTTATCACACTTCAGTATTGAAGGGAGCGGCGTGTTAGCGGACGCGCAATACGGAGTACTCGCCAATGTCGCGGCGCGCGTCATCACCGATTGCCACATTGAACACGTCACCGTCTCAAATTGCATGGTGGGGTTTGAACTGTCCTCCGCAAAAAAGCTGGTGATGATCGCCCCGAAAGTCCTCACCACAGTGGGCGAATTGTCCGGGCAAGGATATGGCATCCTCATTGGTTTCGGGGGCGCGAACAGAAACGAAGATTGTGAGATTATCGCGCCGTATTTGTACCGCACCACTCGGCACGGATTGTATGTATCCGGAGGAAAACGCACCCATATTGTGTCGCCGATCTTCTACCAACATCGCTATGGGAAAACCGGAGCCATAAACCTCTCCGCGCTCGCCGCATCACGGGGTGAGAATATCACCATTAGTAATCCGCAGTTCATCGAATGCGCGGGCGAGATTTTTTCGTTCGATGATGACGCCCTCCTCACCGGAGGCGCCTCGATGCTCCAAATGAACGGGGGCTTTTCTATATCCCCGCAAGGCGATGGGGGCTCGATCCGTGTAGAAGGGGGCGCGACCGCGGATCAAAACATTAGCAAAGTGATGATCAGCAATTTTTATCAAGACTGCAACGCGCTGTACAGCAACGTGCATGATCTTCGCATTTACAGCGGCGTAGACGTAGTGGTAACCGGTTGCTTTTTCGCCGCGAATAAATCGTACACCGGGGACCGTGCGATTATTCTCGTGCAAAATACCGGAACCGTTTATGACGGTAGTGTGTTCATTCACGGAAACGCAGGACATATTACGGGCACATCGAATAATCGATTTGTCAACCTCGCGAACGGCCTTGAATCTGGAACTCGATCAGTCCGGATCTTTAACAACGTCATCGAAGGATTGAGTACGGACAACCTCAACGGCCTGGTGTATGCGGGTTCACCAGTCACCAATATCAACGTACGCACTGATAGCCGCCAAGAGATAGAGCTGACAGGTGCCACGCCGACGGTGAGCCACGGGACCCGATTCAGACTGGTACAAGCGGGCGCCACCAACGTGTTGAATTTTCTTGGTGGATACGAAGGTCATCTGATTTCTATCCGATTTACCGATGGAAACAGTACGATAAAAAACACGAACATCTATACACAAGGGGCATCTGATTTTACCGGTACCGCCAATGACATGATGATGCTAGAATACCGAAACGGCGCATGGCGGGAATGCAATCGAAGTGTGAACTAATAGAAGGGGACGGCATGGATAATCCAATCGATAACGCGGCGAAATCCATCACCAATTTTGCACTGTTCACGTATGCGTGGGTGATTTTCTTGGCTACGTGGGGTGGGGCCGTCAACTACATCTCGAAGATTCGATCCGGACAAGTCGCTCGATTCAATATCACGGAGCTCATTGGGGACCTGTGTATCTCCGGATTCACCGGCGTACTGACGTTTTGGCTGTGTCATGCGGCGGGGTTCGATGAACTCATCACCGCCGTGTTCGTGGGCATCAGCGGCCACATGGGAGCGCGGTTAATCGGGAAGATTGAACAAATGATGAGTAAAAAGCTCAACATTCCAGAAGACGCAGAAGCGCCCGCCGATCCTAACCAAAGGAAGCCCGGTGTCTTTTAATCGTGCCTTCAATATTGTCGTAGGGATCGAAGGCGAGTACGTCAAAGACCCGCACGACCCAGGCGGCGAAACAAAATACGGGATCTCGAAACGCTCATACCCATTGCTGGATATTCCATCTCTCACCCGTGAAGACGCTAAGAAGATCTATCGGCGTGATTACTGGGACTTTATTAAAGGGGATGCGCTTCCGTGGCCCCTCAGTTGTTTTGTGTTCGATATGGCTGTGAATCAAGGTGTGAGTCCGGCCATTCGCGCCTTGCAACAAACCCTCGGCGTCAATGATGACGGCGTGATCGGCCCCCAAACACTAGTTGCAGCCCGATCGTTGCCCCTCGCCGAAACCTGTCCGATGTATCTTGCTATGCGCGGGATGAGGTACACAACTACTACTGGTTTTAATCGATACGGAAAAGGGTGGTTAAAAAGGTTATTCACGTTATTGTGGGAGATTTCAAATTGATCCCGCCTTCGCTCTACCTCTACGGCAGTATCGCGGCGCTCATCGCCGCCTCGTTCATCGGCACGTACGTGAAAGGCCGAACCGATGGACGCCAGATTTGTAACGATCGAATCGAATCGTTAATTATGGAATCCGCCGAGCGAGAACAATCGGCGATGCGGCAAGCCAACGACGCCGCGACACAATTGGAAAAAGCCCATGCCAAAATTGAAATTAAATATCGCACCATCACCAAAGAGGTCGAGAAGGTCGTTGATCGGCCTGTGTATACTGGCAAGTGTTTGGACGATGACGGGGTGCGCCTCGCCAACGCCGCTCTTACCCGATCGCGCCCCGCTCCCCCCAAACCTACTCACCCCCTGCCCGAACCTCCCCGCGCTCAGTAATGGAACGGGGGAGGCGGTGCTCCGAACACTCGTTGACGTGTCGCGCCTGTATTATGAATGTCAGGATCGACACGAAGCCCTTGCGACCGCGGTGCAATTAGAGACGCCGCCTGTTCGTTGAGCCGCGCGGTTCTGAAGAATCACCCGGTCAACCACATCCCCGCAGTTAATGCAGATCCTCGTCGGCGTATAGAGCGCCATCACTGAATCCCATACTTGCTCTACCCGTGTCAGTCCGTTGCAGCGTTGACAGGCGTGCATAGTCAATCCTCCCATTCTCCGATCAGTTAATCTTCCCACTCTCCGACATGCTGAATAAACCGCTCCCATTCTTCCCGGCACTGCTGCACCGGAGGAATCTTAAACACGTACCCGGTTGACGATCCCTCCCGCGCTTTCGTTTTCAAAACAGACGGCGCGCACATCTTCAACAACTTCCCAATCCGTGCGTCTTCGTGCATCCACAATGTAGCTCGGCGTTCTTTCGCGTACCGTTGAAACGCCAAACTAAACCGCTCACAATCGATAGACTCCGGCCACGCTTCAAACTCGCTTCCGACAATTCGGCCCTCCGTCACACACCGATGCCACCATTGATGGAACGGGTTCATGCTGTGTAGTTTTTGATCCGCCAATCCCTGCGTAGACGGCGCTTCATTAAAATCCAATCCGGATATGTCGAAGTCCAAGAGGTAGCGCAACAGGACCGGATATCCGCCTGCTTCCATCCCCTCGCGCATGGATTGAAAGAATGCCCGATCCTGTTTCCGACCGTCGCCTACATCAAAAAACGCAAACCGGCGTTCATCGTGAGACGCCGGGATCAACCAATCTTCGTTTCCGATAATCACCACGCGCG